CGACTTCCATCAGCATAAGTCGCCTGTTGGTACTTAAGGGAGACTGACAAATGATTAATCGCTACAGTTTCCCCAAGCACCTGCTTGTTGGTCTGAACAAGGTTTTTGGTGATGCGTATGCTGACCACGAACCACAATGGTCCAAGATTTTCGACAACCCGAAGTCCACTAAGGCGTTCGAGGAAGATCAGGAAATCATTGGGCTGGGTCACGCCCGTCAAACAGCTGAAGGTGAGTCCGTCCAGTACGAGACTGCCGGTGAAGGCTCCACGACGCGGTACACCCACGTTAAGCTGACCCACGGCTTCCAGATCACCCGTGAAATGGTGGATGACAACCAATACCTGTCCATCGCTCCACGTCTGGTTCGCTCTATGGTTCGCGGTAACATGCAGACCAAAGAGACCCGTGCTGCCAACGTCTTCAACAACGGCTTTAACTCCAGCTACACGGGCGGCGACGGTAAGGCGCTTCTGGCGACCGATCACCCGAATGCACGTGGCACCTGGTCAAACAAAGCTGGTACGCCTGTAGACCTGTCTGAAGCTGCTCTGGAGTCCGCTCTGACGGCAATCAGCCAGTTTACTGACGGTCGCGGCATGAAGATTCTGGTGAAGCCAAAGATGCTGCTGGTTGCGCCTGCAAACGACTTCAACGCGTCTCGTATCCTTACGTCTTCGCGCGGTCGTGTTGGCAACAACCACAACGACAAGAACGTCATCTACGATGAGGGCCGGATCCCCGGTGGTTACTCTGTGAACCATTACCTCACCGACGATGACGCTTGGTTCATCATCACGGACCTGCCTGACACCTTCAAGCTGTTCCAGCGTCAAAAGCTGGAGCAAAAGCACATGGAAGATGGCGAGCGCGAAGTGTTCAAGTACTGGACCTCTGAGCGTTACTCCGTTGGCTGGACTGACCCACGCGGGGTCTACGGCTCCGAAGGCTCAGCATAAGCTGAGCTTTGATAGGGCGGCTCTCAGGGGCCGCCCTTTTTCTTTAGGAGACGTGCCGCATGTCGATGGTTACATTTGATCCACTGGTCTTGATTGACGAGGCGTTTGAGCGCGCCGGGTACAATCTGAGCATGGTCACAGGGCGACAGTATGAGTCTGCCTTGGTGAGCCTTGAAATGGCTCTTATCGACATCCAAAATTACGGCACCTACCATATCCACGAGCTGACTGAGACGACTGCGACGCAGACTGTCACAGCAGGGCAAACGACGCTTAATACGTCCGATGCAATGCGGGTCATCAACTCGATTACGGCGACAGCTGCAGACGGCAGCGTGAGAACGCTGCAGCTTGCAAGCCTGTCGGATTTGCAGAATTACACCTCAAGCACGGCGGCGGTCCCTACCCACTACGCGCAAACTGGTTCTCAGCCAGTCACGGTGTCACTTTGGCCGACGCCAACCGGTGATGTTTCGCTCGACATCAAGGGGCTGAAATTTCTTGTTGGGCCTGACAGTGCTTTTGACAGTGTTATGCCCGTACCGCGACTTTGGCTGGATGCCTTGGCAGCATCACTGGCGCTAAACCTGTGCCGCAAAACGCCTATGCCTGCACGCGACAGCAGTTGGCAGGCTACGCTGAGCATGTTGGCGCAGCAAAAAGAAGAGTCGATCGAGCGCGCACGCCGTGAGACTTACGATCGCGGCGCAATTACGATTAATGCGGGCTATGGGTCTTCGCGGCGCAAAAGCCGCAACACGACCTATGGCTCAGATCAGTCGTCTGGCACAATTGGACCGATTGGCCCAGTAGGCCCAGCCGGACCAACTGGACCAGTCGGACCAACAGGCGAAACAGGACCAGCTGGTGCGGATGGCTTGGGCTGGACGGGTGTAACTTACGACAGCTCGACGGGCCAACTCACGTTCACATCGAACGATGACTTAGGCTACGTCACGGATGACCTGCGTCCGTCAGGCGGCGGCAGTGGCATTTCCAATGTAGTCGAAGACCTAAGCCCGCAGCTTGGCGGCAACCTTGATCTTGCCGGGAATGACATCACCGGCACCGGCGACATAACTCTGACAGCGTCGTCCCCCCCCGGAGCGCGGCTCACGCTGGACGGCAGCTCGTTTAACAGCCAATCCCCGGCGACCTTTACAGACTTCAACGGCACTCTTACCGTGGATGCTGCCAACGCACAATTTGAAGTCTTAACATTTCTAACGCAACGCTCGGCAAGCCAAATTGATTTTTACACCAACGGCGGCTTGAACCGAATTCAATGGCAAAACAACGACATCTGGCACGACGGAAACGCCGACGCCAAGATTGACAGCCACCTAAACCAAAGCAATCCAACAAGCGGCCATGTCCTGTCTTGGACCGGCACCGAATACGCATGGGTCGCGCAATCAGGCGGCGGTAGTGGCACACCCGGCGGGTCAAACACGCAGGTTCAATACAATAATAACGGCTCGTTCGGCGGTGACAGCACATTTACCTTCGACAGCGCCACCAACACGCTAACCGTTCAGAACCTTACGGTCACTGGCTCTGGCGCGACCAACACAATCAGCAGCAGCAGTGACGTAGTCCTTGACGCTGGCAACCGCGTTTCCGTGCAGGGTGCAGTCCCTTTCAGACTGCCGAACGTCACGACGACCCAGCGCAACGCCATCGCTGGCGCTACTGGTGACATGGTGTTCAACACGACAACCAGCGCGGTTGAAGTCTACAACGGCACGGCATGGGTAGCGCTGTAATGGAAAAAGAGTACGTCGTAACCTTAAAGAGCGCAGACGACGCCACACAGTTCCACACGGAGATGACCCAGTCAGCTGGTGAAGGCGTCATCCCAAACCGAACTGTTGACGTGGCCAACCTACAACCCGGTAGCTTGCGCAACACGACCTACGCCCTGTCCGATGAAGAAGCCGCTGCTCTAACCAACGACCCTCGCGTGGAGGCGGTTGAGATACCGTTTCACCTCCGACCCAATGCTGAAGTCGTGCCCTGCATTTCCGAACCCGGCGACTATCGTAAGATTTTTCCATACACACGAAGTGCGAACTGGGCACTGTACCGATGTTCGTATGCTGAGAACCCGTACAATGCAGTGAATGACGGCAACACATACCCGGATGTAGGCGATGGGAGTTACCACTACCACCTCGACGGCACAGGCGTGGACGTTGTTATCGTGGATGATGGGATACTGACGGACCACCCGGAATGGGAAGACGCAGATGGCAACTCTCGCTTCCAACAAATCGACTGGTACACTGCTGCTGGGGTTTCTGGCACCCAGAGCCAGTATCATTACATAGGCGCAGACCACGGAACTTCAGTCGCCTCCATAGCGGCTGGCAAAACTTTTGGATTTGCCAAAAACGCGCACATTTATTTCGCAAACTTTAGCTCCTCTTTTGGCCCCGGATTGTCGGGAAGCCCGTACAGCGTCTTTGACTTAATCCGACTGTGGCACAACAACAAGCCGCTCCAAGCTAACGGTTATAAGCGTCCGACTATTGTCAACTGTTCATTTATGTCGATTGAGGTGGCGAACGGAAGTGCCGGAGCAGCACCGCACCTACCAGACAGTATTACTTACAGAGGCACGACATACACAGGCACCCAGATCGACACCTTGGCTAAGTGTGAACAGTTTGGTTTTCTTGAGGACAGGAACCCAAGCATCAACAGCGAAAACGAATACGGCTACACCATGGCCGCCCGTGTCGCCGCTCAAGATGCCGAGGTGGCAGACCTCATTGCGGCAGGGGTCCATGTCGTTGGTGCGGTTGGCAACCGTGACAACTCTGGAAATCTTGCGGTTTCATCGACTGACGCTGACTACAATAACGAGGCTTACTTCTCGCAAGGCCTTAGAGGTGACCGGCCCGGTTCAGCTGTCACCGTTCAGTACCATCGTGGCGCTAGTCCGGGCAGTGCCCCCGGCGTCATTTGCGTAGGCGGCACTGGATTTTCTGAGGACAAAAAAGAGTTAGGGTGGGCGAGCATGTCTGACTATCGCGACAACTTGACTGACATCTATCATAATTCAGTCCGTGGGTCTCGCGTCGACGTCTTTGCACCGGCAAGAGAACTATCCGCAGCCGGATATGACCGCTTCACGGCCTACCATGCCGACAGCAATTACTTGCAACGAGGCTTCAGTGGTACTTCCGGCGCAGCTCCTTTGGTGACAGGCGTTGTTGCCTTGGCCGCGCAACTAAACCCCCACATGACGCCCGCACAGATGCGTGAGTACATCACCACTAAGTGCGTGAGCGAAAATCAAATCGCGAACTGGGGTGAGACGGGGCCAGTCTACTCTTCAACTGACTACGCCAACACGGCGGCTTTGAACGGCAGCCCCAACAAATTCCTCTTCAACCCATTTGGCACCGTGGAAACGTACAAGGTTGGCTCATGAATCTAACTTATACAGCGCTAAAAAACCGCATCACCGAATACGCTATTGGGCAGACTGATAGCTCATCGGAGTTTACGGCAGCGCTCGAAAGCTTCATTGACCAAGCGGAGCATCGGCTGAGCCGTGATTTGGTGGTTCCAGCGCTGACGCTGAACACCGACGTTGCGACATCGAACAACGTGTCTGTGTTCAGCTACCCAAGTAACGCTGTTTACCTGCGTTCTTTGCGGGTGAAAAATGGCGCGCTGTTAACTAAGCGCACGTTGGAAGTCCTGCAATCGCTGGCTATTGGCCAGCCTGCTGGCGTGCCACGTGTTTACGCAGAGTATTCTACAGGACAGTTTATTGTCGCGCCGCCGAGCAATGGCGCGACGGACCTGACCGCGAG